AACAATGCTATGTTCGTTGGTAGCACTACAGAGTTGCAAAAAATGCTCAAGCAAATGGGCGGTGGCAAGAGATAACTGCATAAATAGATCTGTATAACCTGATGGTATTATGATAGAATACAAAGAATTTAAAAGACTGAGCGAGTCTGCCATACAGGATAACGAGATTTTAGATGAAGCAGCCTGGACAAAAAAGGCTGGCAAGAACAAAGAAGGTGGACTTAATGAGAAAGGAAGGAAGTCTTACGAAAGAGAAAATCCTGGATCTGACCTTAAAGCACCAACAAAGAAGGTTGGAAATCCCCGTAGGGCATCCTTTTGTGCTAGAATGAGTGGAATGAAAAAGAAATTAACTTCAAAGAAAACTGCCAGAGATCCTGATTCCCGCATAAACAAGTCACTTAGGAAGTGGAATTGCTAATATAGTAATGTAGTAATACATTGCTATGAGATTTAAGAACGATGATATATACCGTCTGATAAGGGCATGTGAACTTTATCAGGAAAGTACGGGTTCCGAGTGGATGTGGGAACAATATAAAAAATTAATTGATAAGCTACAACTTTATCAAGAACAACATCTAACTTCCGCAGAGGAGTAAATATTGTGCTATAATATTCTTAGAACAAATGAGAATATGAGTGGCGACAATATACACGGGAAGCAACCCGTAAAATTCTATTCAGACGAATTGACACACACAAAATTATCATTATTAGATATGAAACTCAAACCATTATATTCTGATAGAGAATATGAACTTATACTTGATGCACTAGAACGTAGGAGAACTAATTTTATTGCTGGAGATAAAATGTATAAAGAATACGGTGCTCTAATAAAAGAAATGGAGAAAAGATCTGGTGTAAAATACAAGAGGATTGTAGTTTAGTCAGTGAGTCCTCACATAGTAATTTATACTTAGTCAAAATAATAAATAATAATGTACTGGAATTGAAACTATCATGCACCATTACGAACTTGGTTATCACGACCAACAAAACGAAACACAAACAATGTGCGAATATGCACACGACGCATTTGAAGCGGTAAAATTTGCAAGAGAGGATGTTCCTTATTTGAAGGAGCATCCTTTTTCATTACATATGATACGGGAGATAAAATGAAAAAGATAAACACACTTATACTAGACACCACTATCTACATCTTAGACTTTCTTTACAGAGGTAGAGACTTTCAAAGATTCTGGGTTCTAGAAGTTATTGCTAGAGCACCATACTTTGCATTTATCAGTGTGTTACATTTTCGTGAAAGTCTTGGACTTAGAGGGGAAGATCATGTATACTTAATGAAGGAACACTTTTATCAGGCACTCAATGAAACAGAACATCTGGAAGAAATGGAACTTAGGGAGGGCGATAAGCACTGGATTGATCGGTTCTTTGCCAAACATCTTGTTCTATTTTATTATTGGGTCATGGTTGTTTACTATCTCGTTGATCCTATGGACGCTTACGACATCAACATGAAGATTGAGAAGCATGCTTATGAGACATACGTCAAGTATGGTGCATATCATCCAGAGGATAAAAAGATACAAGAAATAGCAAATGATGAACTAGAACATTCCAAAGAACTACATAAAGCAATGTTACTGATAGCATGAGATATCACATTTACTGGCAAGATAAAATCCTAATAAAGGATTTAGAAGAAGAAGAGTTCAAAGATATATGGGGAAAGATGCACTGGGTTTACAACAGTGAATTAAATTTTGTTGAGGTAGGAGAACCTATATTAGAGGAGCATTCCTGTTGAGTAAAGGATACGATCTATTTGGAGATCATGGAAGAAACCTACCTACCCCTCATGGTAGTGGTAGTAGACCCATGTATGGTGACATGGGTAAATCATGTAGACCAGACCCTAATCGTAAGATTGAATATCCTCAAGTCATTGCTTTGTTTACTCTTGACTCACATAATACCAGTTACTTCTTTAAGAGAGAAGACGGTACATACTATTGGTTGCACTGTCGTAAAGGAAAGGATGATCTATATGTAGATGCAGACGAAATGCAATTAGATCTTTTAGGAAACGATCCTATTTTAAGCACCGAATATATAATGAAGTCAATTTATTATTAATCATGGTAGTATGGGGAGTCATATGGATGGTAGGTATACTTGTCGCAATAGTGACTTGGTACATCTACTATATACTAAAGATGTCATTTATGGAGATGAAAGATGGGAGTGATGACACCACCAAGTAGGAAGTCCTGCTATAATTTTAGAGTTACGGAGATTAATCGTGTTGTTGACGGGGATACTATTGATGTCACCATTGATCTTGGGTTTGACTTATACAAGAAAGAAA